GTCGTCACGATCTGGTTGATGGCCTGGAGCCGACTCTGCGGCGTCTGGGCCTGCATCGAGTAGGGGTCAACCCGGACGTCCATGTCTTCCCAGTCCGTGTTGCGGACCATGGCGCCCTGCGGGAGCTTGCCCTGGAGCTGGGGGTTGTTGGGGAAGACGTGCCGCGTCTCGTTCATCTCGGGCAGGCCGGGCACCGAGTAGTTGGTCTTCATCACCCGCACGGGATCGTGATGGTGAAACCAGATCAGCGCCTTGAGCGCCCGGGCGGTGAAGGCAACCGTCGTCTCCTGCATGTCGGTGACGGTCTTGCTGGCGTTGGCCTCCAGCATTTGATCCTGGCCCAACGTCTTCGACTGGGGCGACAGGCCGCCCATCATGTCGAGGTTGCCCGCCATGAAGCTGAACTCTTGCTTGAGCGTCTGGGCCATCAGCAAGGCTTGCTGAATGACCGTGCCGCCCATCGCAATGAGCTTGATCTTGTCGGGGTTGTTCAGCTGCACCAGATCGCCGTCGTTGGCCTGGATCACCCGTCCGGCGTCCTCCGCAGCGCCCTGCTGCACGGCGCCCACTTCCTTCAGCCGCTCCACCCCCGCGACCGCCTTCCGCATCGCGGCGTTCTGGGCCAGGTGCAGGTCGAAGACGTCTTGCAGGGGCGCCTTGAACATCAGGTTGCCCGGCACGACGTCGAAGCCCAGGACGTGGTACGGCCCCTCGTCGGGTCCGATCCAGCGCTGGACGGCGAGCGGCTCAACGTCGGTGCCCAGGGTCGGACCGGACAGGTAGCTCTCGGGCAGGGTGACGATGATCCGGTGCCGGGGCAGGTAGACCTCCCACAGATCAACCATCGGCTCGACGTCGAGGTTGTCGCCGTAGTAGGTGCGGCCGATCGCCGAGACCTTCTCGTCGCCCTCCTTGTTGATCAGGCCCTCGGTCGACTCGGTCAGCTCCAGCCGGCCGGGCCCGTAGGACTTGGACGCCTTCACCGCGGCCAGGGGCACGCGGAAGCGGTGCCCGATGTAGCTCACTTCATCGAAGGAGCGGGCGCGCGTGTCACAAATGAAGTCGTCCAGGTCGACGTGCGTGGCGAACGGGGCCCCGGCCGGGAGGTTCCAGGAGTAGAGCGCCGCGTCGGCGGGCTTGGCGATCGCCACCTTGAGGATGCCGACCGAGAACAGCGCGTCCACGACGACCCGCTGGAGGGTCTTCTGGAAGTGGATGCGCTCGATCTCCTGGTTGACCCAGTCCTGTTCGGCGGCGACGACGGGTTTGAACTGTTGGTTGAAGGTGGAGAGCATCACCCGCGGCGACTTGGGCACCAGCGAGCGGCCGACGATGCGGACAAAGAGCGCGACGAGGTTTTCGTAGACCTTCTTGTCGGAGCCTTCCTCGCTGTAGTGGCGGCCGACGAATTGCCGGACGATCTCCCGGCGCGCCTCGCGGGGCTTCTTCAAGACGAGCCGGTCGCGGTTCATCGCCAACGTGAGGCGCGACCAGTCGACGCCGTACTTATTGCTCCGGGCCAATCATCACACTGCCCTGGCCGGCCTACGTGAAGTGCTAGCCCGCGTCTTCCCGTCGCGCTCTATCTTCCTCAAAGGGCGTGCGGCGTGCAAGGCTCAACCCCGGGCGAGCTGGAGCCTCCCGACCGCCGCTGTGGCCGGCAGGGTGAACTTGATGCCCGGCCAGCGACGGGCCAAGAGCGTTTCCACGACGTAGTTGAGCGGGTCGATTCGGATTCTGTTCAGGTCCTCAAGATCGAATGCCTTTCCGTATGCTTCCATCCCTGTGAGCCACACCTCGACTTGTTGGCCGACATAGCGCTGGCAACTGTGAATCTGCGGCAACCACCCCAATGTCACCCTGCGCACCGGGTGACGCGCGAGGATGGCGCCGGCGTGCTCAACCCAGCTATCGCCCGAGGTCTCCACCCCCTCTACGAAGCCACGGACCCATTGGACGGTGCAAGAGAACGAGCGTCCGAAGTCGGGCAGTTCCGCGGTCAGAAACCCGTCCATGCCCACGCCCAACAACTCTTGCTCCCGGCGTCGGAGCTTCGGAAAGCTTTCGCAGTCGCACCCCTGCAAGCCGCACGTCTCGTCCGACTTCAGCTCCGAACCGATCCGCGCTAGCTCGCACTGCACGCGGATGAACTCGGCGCGCTCGGGTCGGCCGTTCTCCTCCAGCCAGTCCGCGAACGCCAAGCGCGGGGTGTCGTTGTCCGGGCTCGCAAGGACCGCCGCGATGAAGCCGGCCTCGGTCATGCGCTGTCCTCCCGCCGAGCACGCTCCTCATGGAACTTCCGCCGCCATGCCAGGGACAGCAGCGGCGGGCCGTCGTCTTCCTTCTTCTTCGGCCGGCCGGTCCCCAGCTCGGCCGCCAGCTTCCAGGCCAGCGCGTCCGCCATCGTGCGATCGCCGTGGTTGACCCGCGCGCCCGAGGGGTCGTCCGGGGATAGCTCGCCCTGGTGGACGACCGAACGGCCGTCGTCGGTGAACTTGAACTTGAGGCACTCCTCGAGCGCGGGCTTCGAGTAGTTCGCCAGCTTCCGCAGCTTGAGCGCCTCCTGGTACTCGGTCAGCAGGAGGCGCTTGCTGTCGGGCGCGTTCACCCAGCCGGGCCGGTCGCTGAACTCCCGCACCATCTTGGTCGGGATCTCCGTGTCGCGGTAGTAGATGTTCCAGAAGCCCAGCTCAAGGACCACCTTCCCGAACTTGATGCCCGGCCCCTGCTGTTCCCAGATGAGCCGCGCGGGCCCCGCCTCGGCCGACTCCAGGAAGCGGGCCAGGGCCACCACCGCCAGGGCGAAGTCGCCGGGGTCGACGTTGGGGTCGACCATCTCCAGGAACTTCTCCCCCGTCGAACAGCGGATGCCGGCACAGCAGGAGGGAGTTGCCCCGGTGCCGTGGCTGATGTCGGCCCCGAGGGTGTAGCGATCGAGGGGAACCCGGCCGTCGATGTCTGGGGTGAGCCAAAGCTCGATCAGCGGGGAGTAGGCCAGCTCCGGCTCCAGCTGGGTCAGTTCGTGCTCGCCCAGGAACCGGACCGGGGCCGCGCCTTCCTTCCTGTAGAGAAGCCTTCCCCGCCAGCTCGGCGCCCGGCAGTAGGCCAACAGGGTGCGGATCAGGAGCGGGTTGAAGAACTGGCTGACGGTGCCCTGGGGGTTGATGTCCAGGTCCATCGCCACGGCGCGAGGCGATCCCTTCCGCTTACACTGCTCGTCGTACCAAGGGGAACGAAGGCCAGGGTAAGGGCCGCCGAGCGGCTCAGGGGAGAGGACGAAATCAAAGTCGACCGGGTATCGGTACCCTCGGTCCAGAATCTCCACCTTGCCCGTGCTCTCGTCATAGCGGTACAGCCCCTTGCGCTTGTCGGGGTGCATCGTCCAGTGAAGCACCAGCTTCCGCATGTCCGGCCGGACCGACAGCTCGTAGAAGGCGGTGTCCAGCCCCAGGTGAGTCCCGTTGAAGATGCGGCACCGGGTCGTGTCCGACGTGCGGTGCAAGACTTCCTTGCCCTCATCGATCTGGCTGAACTCGTCAATGAACATCGCCGTAGCGCGGCCGCCGACGCCCGCCTTGCCCGTGCTTGCCGTCCCGGTGATCGTGCTGCCGTTGTCGACGTTGCCGAGGTAACGCTTCTTCCGCCAGGGCGGCCCGCCGCTCCAGTTGGTCGGCAGCAGGAACGCCGGCATGTGGTCAAGGATGAAGTCGATCTTCCAGAACAGGGAGTCCGGGTCGGCCGATTCGACCGCCTCTTCCGACCTCGACATGCAAAGGAACTTCTTCCAGCCGTGGAACAGCCACAGCCACACCATTGCGATCAGGCACATCCAGCTTGCGCCCATCTCGCGCGACTTCTCGATCAAAACGTCGCGCCGTTCTTCAACCGCCCGCAGCAAATCGAGGAAGACTTTGTCCTGAAAATCCCAGGTGGCGAAGGGCCCGAACTCGTCGCCCTCCCGGTCCGGGTTGAACTGCCAGACGAACAGGTTGACCCAAAGCAGAATATCCCGCCCGCACATCCACACGATCGCCCGGCGGAAGCCCGTGTCCTCGCGGCAGTGACGGTACACGTCCAGCCGGAAGCGGACGTTCTCCACCGGCTCACGCGGCACGACTTTGTGCCATTCACCTGGGCTGAGCATTCAAACCCCTTTGCATCAACCACTGCTCGGCCTTCTCGATCAACCGCTCTAGCGGCTCATCCGCCGCCACCACCGGGGCCGCCGGCTTGTCCCCTGCCTCCCCCTCCTTTACCTTCGAAGCCCGTACCTCCTGCCAGGCCCGTTCGTGACGCTCCAGAAGCGTCATAAACGCCTTCACGTCCTTCTGGGCCAGGCTCCGGAACCGCTCCCGCTCCGGGGTCGTTTTCTCCCCGTCGTCGGAGTGCTTGTACGCCCACCTCAGGTCCCGCAGTATCCTCGGCGGTTTGGTCGCCATGTGCCCCGTCCAGCCCCTTGCGGTTGAGTTGACGAGGCAATTCTAACGTGAATTCAGGCAATGTGTTAGCCCCTATGGGAACCCACTCACAACCCCCGCCCCGTCTGGCTCAAGCCTCGCACCCCGCAGCGGACCGGAGTCCCGGGCCGCCGGCCGCCGCGTTTGACAGCGGCTCGGCGGGGTGGATAGCGTTCGGTCCGTTCGATGGGACAAGCGGGGAGGGATGAGGGTGATAGCCGCCTCCCACACCGCAAGCCGATGGACTGCCGAGGGTTGAGCGAACCATTAAACGACGCGCGATCCGCCGGGCTGGTTGGTCTGGCCTCTGGGGATCGGCGGGAGGGCAGAGCGATGTACGCAGTGGTTGAGATCACTGGGAAGAAGGGGACGCTGGGGTGTGGGAATCAGTTGTGGACCGGCAGTCTTACCAGTTGTGAGCGTTACGTTCAGTGCAGCGGCTACCTGCGGAGTGAGGTCCGCATCCTCCGGTTGATCGGGCCGAGCGAGAGGCACCGCACGCGGAGGGACTAAGCTGCGGCTTCTGCTGATGCCCCGCTGCCTGTGAGCGGGGCGCCGCCAGGTGCCGAGCTACGTAGGAGGGGATGACGATGATCGCACAGAAGAATGGACAGTGCCCGGCGTGCGGCCACGCGGATTACTTCTGCGGTTGCCCCATCGCCGCGGTTGAACGGGTTCAGCAGCTCGAATGGCAGTGCCTCGTCTACCGGCAGGCGATGCACGCGGGGG